TTAATCTTGTAAAAACCTGTTTAATTTGCTAACTACTTCGTCTTTAACCTTTGGCGTAATTTCGGCGTAAATTCTGGTAGTTCCCAAATCAGAATGTCCCATTAGGTCTTTAATATCTTCTAAACTAACCCCAGATTCGCGAAGGCGAACTCCGTAAGTATGTCTGCAACCGTGAACGTTTAAATGCGGAAGCTCAGCCCGTTCTGAAATTCGTGCCATTGCAATTTGAACGCCGGTCTGACTAATAGGGTATCCATTAAGGCGCCCCTTTGGTTTTATAAAAATTAGGTCTGATAGTATATCGTGATTATACTTTAATTGAATGATTTCTCGTTCGTTTCTTTGTTTTTTTAAAAGGTCTTTCAGAGCAGCATATACACGGTCCGTCATTGGTACTGTCCTGATACTTCTTTTGGTCTTCGGTGTATCCAGCATCAGATCTCTCATCCCAACAGCATTAATATGTGTCTCTGAGTTGTAAATTCTGGTGACGTCAATGTTAATAGTCCGATTTTTAAAATCAATACGGGACCATCTAAGTGCCATATCTTCTCCCATACGTAGTCCGCAATCGAACATTAGTAGAAAGAAAGGGTACCAGATATACATTTGCTCATATTTTGCGAATTTCAAAAATCTGTCTGTTTGTTCACGGCTATAATATCTCAATTTACGCTGCTGCGGTTCGTATTGGCGATTGAATTCTACATTTGTCGTAGGATTCGTTTTCAGATAGCCAAGTGTCACGGCCTTTTTAAGAGCATTTGAGAGTGTTTGGTTAATTGATTGGACAGTGTTCCATGCATAGCCTTGTTTGGTGCGACCGACACCTTTTTCAGTGAATAATCCATTGATGAACCTTTGATGATCATTGAAGGAATAATCCGATAACGGGAAGCCACCAATTCTAGGAATAATATAATAATCAATATTCTTACGATGTATTTGCAGTGTATCCATTTTGACATTCACTTTCAGATTTGTAATCCAATAGTCTAAGTATTCGCCTAATGTCATATCAGTGTTGTTATCGGCCACACGGCTATTGTGGATAATTTCAGCTTCTACTAGTTTTGATGCATCTTGTGCTTCTCGTTTTAATTTGAATCCTCGGCGATGCACTAATTTTTGCTTGCCATTGCCTTTTTGAATACCAGCATATGCCCAAAATTCCCAACGTTTTTTACCACTTGCTAGTTCGTATTGACTGAATGATGCCATGATGATTCATCCTTTCATATATGGGTGTTGATTATTATGCAAACGTATGTTCTTTTTGAGTGAAAATATATACCCCGTGATGGGGTATAAGCGAGTGACGGGAATCGGACCCGCGACTACAGCTTGGAAGGCTGTCGTTTTACCACTAAACTACACTCGCATCATGGACCTTGTTGGACTCGAACCAACGACCGGACGGTTATGAGCCGTCTGCTCTAACCAACTGAGCTAAAGGTCCAGAAGCTTTGCAATTAAGTGCTATTTATTTTTACTTAATTGTAAAGCGAGAAAACTAATAATCCATTCTGGTAATTTCTGGTTCTGAAGTTAGATAGTCACTGACGTGTGCCAGAAATTTCTGGAAATGAGGGGTGTCATTATGGAAATCCACGGCTTCTTGATCTTTCCAGTGTTCAATAATTTCGTAATCATTATCACTATCTAACTTTTTGAAATGTCCATAGAATTCATTACCAGCTTCTTGTGCTGAATTAATAACAAGTTCATGAATGAAATCTTCATATTCTTTTTTGAGTTCTGGTTTAACATGTAGTGCGACGTTGATAATCTTCATCTTTTACGCTCCTTATTCGGTGCCCCTGGCGAAATCAATTGTCTGGTTAGTTTTTAGTAATCTTGGCACTATTGAAATGTCCCAGATATCAGCAACAATAAAAATCCTATTGTTGCAATTGCGATACCCCATGCTAGCTGGTAAAACATACTTCGATCACCAAAGAATGTGCGTAAAACGAAAAACCATTTTCCAAAACAGAAAATGAAAATCCCGATGACGAAGATGATAATACCTATAATTCTAAGCATTTCCATATTAGTAGCTCCTTCATTTTGGTATGATGCGAGCGGCAGGAGTCGAACCTACATCTGTTAGTATCTAGTCAGCAATTCAAAGGAGCACCGTTCTACCGTTGAACTACGCTCGCGTGAAAGCCCAATCAAGGGCCAGCTATAAATTGCTATTTCATATCAGATTGAGTTTTACCACTCAATGCTCCATTGGTGAAAGTAACGTTAAAATTCGCACCTAATCCGCCTTTGACACCTGAGGTATATCCTGCAATGATAGTAGTGCTTCCGTTGATCAAAGACTCATTATAATAATCAGGTTGTCCCCATTTAGCAGTGAAGTCAGAATACTTCATACCGTTATTAAAAGATTCAAAATCAGATAATTTAATATTTTGTTTTCGAGATAGTTTGTAACCAGTAAGGTTTTTATCGTAGGCATGGTTGTCAGTGAACGAAACTATTACGTTAGCGCCAAATCCTCCAGCAACGTTAGTCCAAGTAACAACATCAGTTTTTACGCCGTTAGTTGTGTCACTAGACGTAGATTGAGGTTTGCCGAACTTTTTCTTCAAACTGTCGAGTGTATCGCCGCCTTGGGCGTTGTTCATTAAATCACCAATCTTAATTGAATCAAATTGGGAGCGGGTAATTTTACCACTGTTATCCGTTTTCGCAGATGTTGATTTATTAGAATTATCTGTATGGTTTGAATTACTTTTACTGCCTAAGGAACCACCAATGACAAGTACTACAATGACTGCCAAAATCCAAAACCAGACTCGTTTATAGAACGGCTTCTTTACTTTATATGTTCTACCGTCTTCTCCAACAACCTTTTTTGACATTTAAACATCCTCCAATATAATTTATTCCCCAGTAATAATAATTCCCCAAATTGTAAGTAACCCCGACCCTTAGCTTTTATCGACTTCCTGTCTGATCTATAGCAATATTAATTCTTATCATTATTGTTCTGTGTCTGTGCGAGAAGTTCCTTATACTTGTTAATTTCTGAGTTAAAGCGGTCAGGTATATCTTCATTTGGGTGTAACCTTTTCCAGATGAAAATTCCAATCATTGACCAAAGGCCCGCACGAATTAAATCCTTTAGTTTTAGATGTCCCGCTGTCATGAATTTAACGAACTTATTTAAAATCCAGTACATAATAGCGATAATAATTATTAACCATGTGAGAATAATAGACATATCTTCCTCCTAGTTATAGTAATAATAATTTCTACGTTGTTTTTGTTTGATGGTCTGGCCGACGTACAGTTGTGTACCAGAGTCTCCAAGACCATCTTTATATACATGAGTGATACCAGTTCTACTATCATCTAATCTATAAAGCGTACCGTAATCAGTTTTCCACCCATAAGCCATTCCCTGTGAAGTTTCTATAGACGAATATGCAGAGCCAACGTATTTTTGTAAAGTTTCGACGTCTTTTTGCCCAAAAACCTTAGCAAATGATTTGAGTTGGCCTTCGTTTACTCTTTTCTTGCTAGATTCGTTAGCTTCGGTCTTTTCTTTTTTTATAGCGGCTTTATGAACTTCATCAGGAGAACCATCAAATAATTTATCATTTTGAAAATCTAAGTCATCAGATCCGTACATAAGCGTGCTTGCGTTCTCGTCTGTAGGCTTTCCCATGATAGCAGTGACCTGTGATTTAGTCATGCCAAGCTTAACTTTGCTGAAATCATACTTTTTAGAACTAGATGATTTAGAAGAATGGCTTTGAGACGTTGAGTCTGGTGATTTTTTACTTGTAGTAGAGTCGCTATTTACCGAATTATAATTATTGCTCTCGGAAGAACTTTTTATGGCAGGGTCAAATATTATACCGATTACCATAAACACAAGAGATACAAGCAGTGATAATAGTCCGTACTTAAAAGAATGTTTGGTATCTTTATTTGTTAAAAATTTTAAAGTTCCCCGTCCAATAAAATACAGAAAAGCTATGAATGAAATTAAAAATACTGTATTAATAATCGCTGTCATAATTCCTCCAAATTAATTTATACTAATCTCCGTCGAATGGTACCCCGTATTGATAGGACAGTTCTCTGTATGAATAGGGAATATGGCCATTCTCCTCAATAAACAACATTCCCATCAATCCAACTGAAAATTCATCAGCTTCACGTTCAAACTTAGAATGTCCATGTTTAACGGAAGTGTAGTACCCGATCAGCCCTTCGTGGAATATAACGTGTCCCAACTCATGACCGAGTATGAAATACTGTGTAGGCGTGTGTTTAATAGAATTATTGAGTAGTATGATAGGCTCTTGGTTGTCATAAGCATTTTTCCCAAGAGGCATTGCTCCAAAGTCACACCATTCCACTTGTATGTTAAGCTTTTCCGCAATTACAAACGGGTCCGCTGTGTGATAACGATTGACAATAGTTTTAACAATATCTTTTACTCTATCCATAAGTACAACTCCTAATCATGCTTGTGGCGTTTCCAGAATATTGTTGCCATAGCCACACGCACTTGTTGTTTTTCTTCTTCAGTAAGATCTTCACCCCCATAGGTCATTGAGCCTTCATTTGCTTCAAGAAAATCCTTCAGGTCAATAGTATCTTTCTTGGTTGCCCATTTTGGCGTGCCGTTTTTCCCAAGCAAGTAGTCGGTTGTCACGGAAAAACGATCTGCGATTTTAGAAAGTGTTTCAAGATCAGGCTGTCGTTTTCCTTGTTCATAGGAAGCCAGTGTTGTTTTGGCCATGCCTAATTGCATTGCTAATCTCTCTTGCGTTAGACCAGCTTCTCTTTTCCGTAATTCTTTAAGGCGTTCAGCAAACATTGATAGGCCTCCTTCATTATTATTAGATTACTACGCATAATGCGTATTTTGTACAGAAATATAAAAAATACTCATTTAGAGTATTTTTGTGTTGACTAAGTACGCGAAATGTATTATATTAAGTAAACATCAAAGGTACGCGAAACGTGTTACTTAGTTAGGAGGTGTTAACATGCGTCATTGGTTAAAAGAGTGGAGAGACATCAACGGACTAACGCAAAAAAAGGCTGCTGAATTTCTCGATATGCCAGAGACAACTTTAGCGTCTTACGAACAAGGGCACAGAACACCAAGTGTTGGTAGAGCTAAGAAAATGGCTGTAAGAATGAACAATATATCGAAACAAAAACGTGTTAAATGGACTTATTTTTTTGAAGATAAAGTACACAATACGAGTAATTAAGGAGATGCCAAAATGAAGCCAATAACAAGAGATGTTTTAATCAATGCACTACTTCGTTATTTCCCGGAGACACCCCGGGTTTCGATTGAAGCAATGAGTGATGAAAAGCTGAGGATTATGTTTCAACACATCAATAACGAAAACAGTTTCAAGATTCGGCAAATGGATTACATCTCTATTTAAATTATAGGGAGTTGCCTTTGCAAGAAATCATAAGATACTTGCAAAAATTCAGGAGGTGACAGAATGCGGAACCGATTCGCAGAAGAGCTAACGTTAACCTTCGAACGTATGGGCGGACATAAGCAGAGAGAAGTTGCTGTAATTAAGCCCAACAGGTGAAGCATTAATTAATAATTGTAGCAAAGGTAAGTACAACTGATGATAGCGTTCAGATTTGTGCTGAACATCTAACTTGTTTAGATAATCTCTCCGACCCAACCTGTTTGCTGCAAAGATGCTGGCAACACTTACTGCAGCAGTGACAATGGTGCTTCCAACTTGTATCCAAGAATCTGTATTCAATTATTTCACTCCTTTTAATGCTAATTATCGCATAGGGAAAATGCAATAGGCCATGACTGAATAAAATATTAGCACTCTCGGAGTACTTTTGAGGGCGCTGCTGGACTGTTAGTATCCAAGTCATCTAGCAAAGGTGTGGTTATATCTTCTTCTTTAGTGGCTATTGCTAACGTTTGTGCATCTGACAATATTTGTTTAACGAATAGATAAAAGAGTTCTTCGGCTTCGGGTTCTTTGGCGTAGGCCTTTTCTAAATAGTTATGAAAATCTTTTTTAGTAATTGTGTCTTCTCGTGATTCTTTATTTTTTTTTCTTATTGCAATAGCTAGTTCTGAAACGTGTGAATAGTTTAGGCATGCTTGGAATAGTTCAACTGAAGCAAATTGCAGATTGTCAAAGACTTTTTCTACCAAAGGATCTTTTAAAGAGTCTAAATCAGAACTACTAGTTAGTTCTGATGCTCTAGCTTCTTGAAACATGTTGTAACTAAGACCAAATGCTGAATTACTCAGTAGTAATTTTATTAAGGGTAAATAGAGTTGATGATACCGCTCAGACTTGTGCTGTAACTCTAATTCAGTTAATAACTTTTGGTTTCCTAGCTTATTTGAAATGAAGATGCTTCCGATTACTACTATTGCATTAACAATAATTGGTACCCAGATTTCTGCTTTCATCATTTTTCAACCTCGTTGTATGGCGGGAAGTCGAAGAAGTCGTGAACGCTGATACCGAGACCGTTACAGACCTTATAAACGGTGTCAATTCTAGGTGCAGAACCGCGGTTTACAATATTACTCAATGTTGTTGCTGCCATTCCTGATAGTGTTGCTACACGATTTAATGTTATGTTTTGTTCTTTCATGTACGAGTAAAGACGTTCTTTAAAGAACGTGCTATGAGTTTTATCCATAAATATCACATCCTAACCCAAATGAGTATATGACAAACATAACATTATTTTTTCAAAAAAAGTTACTCAAATGAGTAGACAATACATTCAATTGAGTATATACTCTAAAGAGTAGATTGAGATGAGGTGAAAAAATGACATCTGGAGAACGATTAATCCAATTTCGCAATAAAAGAGGTTTAACACAATCTAAATTATCCGATTTAAGTGGAGTTCCTCAAACAACAATTAGCGGAATTGAAAATACCAGTAAAACGCCTGGGCTTAGAACGGCAATAAAGTTGGCAAGTGCTTTAGAAATTAATGTCAAGGATCTGTTACCTAAGGAGGTGATCGAGTAATGGAAGTCACACAAGAACAATTGCACGAAATGGTTCAATTAGAGGTAAACGCAGCTATTGCCGCCAAAAGCCTAGCACCAAGCAAAACGCGAAACACCGCTTGGATGGAACTTAAAAACTACATTTCGAAATTTGTCAACGAGAAGTACGGTAAGAACCCAAAGGCTTATTCAATGTCGGACGCAGTTAAAACGATCATTAGGTTCCGTTTAGATGTGCCTAATGTATATCAAATTAACGAGAGCAATATTGATGAAGCACATCGAATATTCGAGTTGTTAAAAGCCAATATTTAGTTTTCAAAGAACGGAGGAAACAACATGCAAGCAATTAAAAATCACAAACGTGAATTTGTCGATTCAATCATCAAACTGCTCCCAACGATGTCACCGAGTCTAATCAAAGTTAAGACATCCTGGATGTCAGAAACTGAGCTTAAAGAACTAGTAACCATGATTCACAATGGGGACCGAAACGAGTTCTATGAAATGATTAACTTTTAATAATTACATTATGCGATTAAGTCACGTTATAAAAAATGAGTAAGTATGAAAGTAAGTGGAATATATGTCAGTTGATATTGTAGTACGTAGTTCGGTCAGCGTTAAGAATAGTTTACCGAAGGTTATGCGTCTTGCTAAACAAACGGTCACTGAAACTGGAAAGAAGGCAGGGTACTCACAACCAATGATTTCCAAGCTATCGAGTGGTGTGGCGAAATTGCCATATGAAAATGTACGGACATTGCTTAATTCAATCCCTGAGCAGTACCAGCCACTATTAGCGTTGGATATTGCACATGAATTAGTTGGAATCACACCACCGATTGCAAACGGTGATGGCTTGAAATTGGATGTTGAAGCGCTCGGTCCGCGGACCATTCGTGAGCTTAGTCAAGGAATAGATGCATTAACCAATTCGCAAGATGAATTTGAAACTCCAGCGGGCCACGTTAGTGATACTAAGGATCCACAAGAAGCAATATATCAAGTCTTGGATGCACTGTTTATCGGATATAACGCTGTTATTGGTATATGCAATGAATATGGCTTTTCGCTGCCAGCTTTAATGCGACAGCGTGAGAAGGTTTGGAAAATGAAATCGTACATCAAGTAGAGGGGAGTTAATTATGCCACAGGTAATTCATCTGCAGACACGAAAAAATATGCCAGTTAAAAAGCGAAAATCGGAATGGTTAAAGAATAAGGATCTGGCCGAGATTTGGAATGTCTCACCAGCACAAATCACTCGGTTAGCTAAACGTGAACATGATCCATTGCCTTCAGATACTGCATTGGGTCCGCGACGCTATGAATGGTCGCAAGTAGTTGCTTGGCGGAAGAGACAAAACTTCATTATTAAAAACAGCCATAAACACACGCACGATGCTTAATCCATAGGAGGAAGAACATATGTTGGAATTCGTTAAAGTGGTATTAGCAATTAGTTGTGTTGCAGCAGCACCTATTTTAATTGTTGCTGATAATTCTGGATGGGGAGCACTGTTTGGAGAGGATGAAATGTAATGGCAAAATTCACGTTTAATATCGGTGGGCTTCATTTTGAACAGGTAACGATTGATGAACTGTACAAGATTTTTAGTCAGGAGGCTGAGATAGTTGGAAGTACGCAAAGTATCGCCAAAGTACAAATTTGAGTACAAAAAAAGTTGCTTGAGTATTGGCAGTACCCATGCAGCTAAAATTCATACACACAACAAATTTTTTTATTTCAAGTCTCATTTTACTCCGAAACAGTCGCTAAAACAATAGTTGGTCACGTTAATACGGAGGTGGACGAAATGAACGGCTACGATAGTTGGTTAATTGACCAAGAAGAAGCTGCAGAAGGTTGGCGTGATGACGAGCCCACCGAGGAAGAACTAATTGAAAGTGGCGTTATCGCTGGATATTAAATAAATAGGAGGATTTTAATCATGGATGCAATGTTAAAAGAAGAACTTAGAACGGTGACGGAACGTGAGAACGAAGGATTCAGAATTGACTCACTGGAGAAAGCTGACTGGGCATTAAAGAAGCTCAAGGCTATCCAAGCGCATGATGATGAAATTGGCCAGGTTGCGAAGAACAATATTGACCAAGCGATTGCATGGCGTGATCGCGAGCTTGATAAAAACCAAGCCAATCGGGAATACTTCGAAAGCTTATTAACGGACTATTTACGTGATCAACGGCTAGTTGACAAGAAGTTCAAAATTGATACCCCTAATGGCCGTGTATCAACTCGTAAGAACCCGGCTGAGTTGGCATATGACGAAAAGATGGTTTTAAACTCGCTTCGTAATCAAGGCATGAACCAATATATCAAGGTCAAGGAATCTATTGATAAAGCTGATTTGAAGAAGGCTGGTCGCATGGTTGGTGACAAGTTTGTCATGGAAGACGGTGAGATTATCGCTGGCGTTACTGAGAAACCAGCAACTGAGAAGGTCACGTTTAAATACTAGGAGGAACCGATATGAGTGAAGCAATCGCGAAAGCAGAAAATCAAACGAATAGTCTATCCCTAATCATGGGTACTGATCAAAATAAGATGGCTAGCGAGCTACAGGCTATCTCTAATTTCCAAACTATGGTTCAAAAACAGCTAAAGAATGGTCAAGACTTTGGGGTTGTCCCTGGCACACAGAAGCCGACATTATTGAAGCCCGGAGCTGAGAAAATTCAAATGTTGATGGGTGTAACCAGTGAATATAACGTCATTGATAAGGTTGAAAACTACAAGGATGGTTATTTCGACTACACCGTCAAGTGCGTGCTGTACAAGAGCGGTATGCAGTTAACTGAGGGATTAGGGTCGACAAACACAAAAGAGAGCAAGTACGTTTCTCGTGATGGCTTTTCAATGAAAAACACGGTATTGAAAATGGCGAAAAAACGGGCCCAGGTTGATGCCACACTGACTATCGCTAGTTTATCAAATGTCTTCACACAAGATGTCGAAGATATGCAGAACTTTAACCAACGTGAGAATAACGAAACCATGACTTATGATGAAGCCTTTAATTTGAAACTTAATTTTGGCAAAAACAAAGGCAAGAGCATGGGAGATGTCATGAATGAGAATCGTGGCTATATTGAATGGCTAGCTGAGAATGCACAGAAACCTGAATTTAAAACTGCTGCTAAATTATTACTAACTGGCAAGCAACAGCCTGAAACTGACGATAAAGCACATGAAGATTTTGATCCTACTAACATCATTGCTAGTTCAAAACAGACGAGTGAGATTGCTAACCTTGCTGGTGAACTGGCCACTCAAACCAAGAATGGCACACCATTATCAGTGACTAATGAGGTTATTCAACAAATTGTCCCTGATTGGAAAGGGACTGACGATGATTGGAAGAACCTAACAATAGCACAAGCAGAGGATGCTAAGAGTCAGCTACAAGGGTTGCTAGCGGCATTTGATAAGAAATAAACATTCGAATTGGCTTGAATGCAGCAGTGACTGAATCCACCGAATGGGTGAAAGGCCCATTAATAAGGACAGGAGGTGCGAGATGGCCCGTCCAATTAAGAAAGGAATTGACTATTTCAACTTAGATGTAGATTTTTTGCGTGATATTAAGGTCCGTAAAATCATGCGCGCTTGTGGAAACCAATCGATTGCTGTACTAATCTGCCTGCTCTGTAATATTTATCAAGATGAAGGGTATTACATGGTGTGGGATGCTGATATGCGGTTCTTGGTGGCTGATGATATTGGTGCCAAGGAAAGCGCAGTACAGGACGTGGTTTTAAAAGCAAGTGAGGTAGGGTTTTTCGACGCTGAGATGTTCAAGCAAGAAAAAATCTTAACGTCTAAGCGAATTCAAGAGAACTATAAATTAGCTTCTCGGCAGAAGAAAGATAGCTCAATTCTTAATAAATATCGTTTGCCACGGGTTTCCAATACTGATAACGGGGTTTCCAACGTTGGAAACGAAGTAAACATCGCTGACAATCCCCATAGTATATCAGAACAAAGTAAATCAAATAATAACAAAACAAATAAAACCAAACCGCGTGCTCTGCGTGACCGTATTCAACAAGAGTTTACCGAACAAGTTTGGTCAATTTACCCCAAGAAGCGTGACTTTCAAAAAGCTTATGACGCTTATTATGCAGCCAAGGTTGAGGGAGTTAGCTTAGAGACCATTGTTGCCAAGATTAACGAGTATAAGGCTTACTTAAAGCTACATGGCACGGGTGAGTACTATACCAAAAGTTTAGATAATTGGCTCGGTGGCCGTGGATGGCTGGATGAGTACGACATGACACCGCCCGTTCAACCAGCTGCGACTAGCGGTGGTCAGGCATCAAGGGAGGCACAAACGTATGTTAGAAACGACTTCTAAGAGTGCGCGAGGGATTAGCTTCCCTGAGCTACAACGATTAAAGACCAGCGACCAAGTTTGCCCACGGCATGGGGTGAATATGGTCTACATGCAGGGACACCAGCCATTCTGCATGGTTTGTACCAAAGAAAAAATTGAACAGCAAAACCACAAGATTATTGATCATGCTAATGATTACTGGCATAAGCGCCGAACCTCTGACGTGTTGGCCATGGACTCGATATTCGATGATCCGACCCTGATGGATGCCAACTTTGATAATTTCCGCCCGAACAGTTCGGAGTCGGCGAATAACCTAAAGCTGGCACGGAAGATTGCTGGCGAGTATTTAAACCCGAAAACTACGTACAACACGATATTGACGGGTCTGCCGGGGCGCGGTAAGTCACATTTGGCCTTATCAATTGCTAAAGCAGTAAATGATCACGCAGACAAACCTATGGCCTGCCTATTCGTTAGTGTGAATGAATTGTTCCGATTAATCAAAGGAAGCTTCGGCCATCCTGACAGCCGTTATACCGAACAGAACATGGTTCAATTGCTAGGCGATGCAGACTTGCTAGTGCTTGATGATTTAGGCTCAGAAGCGACGTTCCAAAGTGATCAGAGTAAGAACCGAAAAGAAGCCAGCGATTACGTGCAGAATGTGTTATTTGGGATTGTGAATAATCGTCAGCGAACCATCATCACCACCAATTTAGGCAGTGCCGGCTTAGCAAACGTGTATAATCCAAAGATCATTTCGCGATTGTACCGCGGCATAAACGGGCACGTCATTAGCTTTACAGCAGCAACACCAGATACACGGGAGGTATCGTTTTAATGTGTGAATGTAATGGCACAAAGATTGTGCATGTTGAAATTATGAAAGGTGTATGGGTAGTACAGCCATGTCCAAATTGCACGAGCGAGATACACAAGCATTACGAACAAGAGTTAGAAAGGAGATTAACTTATGGTAAACAAAAATTGGTCTAAGGATCTTGAAGTAATTCATAAGCTGGAAGCAAGGTATGGCAGCATGAATAACGTGCCAAAGAGCAAATTAACCAAATTGCATAAGATGCCTGGAATTAAAGACGTGTTAGGGGATTACACAGAGATTACGCATACCCAGTACAATGCTATTAAATTAGTCATGGATGGCAAGCAAGGTAAGGCTAAGACGTCTAGGGAACTAAAACGGAGTAACAGTTGGCTAGATAAGCGTATTCATGCGATTGATGAAAATAAGTACTACATTACGGAGAATGAATAATATGAGTGACTTACAAGTGGTTTAAATAGTTAGTGTAAGATATCTCTTGCTAAAGAAATAACCGTCATAATGGGCGGTTCATCTGCGAAATTACAAGTATTTCTGTACTTTTGTATAAGATAATCTGAAAACTCTTTGGCTACTGATTTTGAAATAAGCATGACAAGCAGGACAAATTACAATGTTGGTTAGTACGTAAAGTGTTTGATGGCACTTTGGACAAGTCGTCTTGTGTCTCTTATCAAAAAATACAAGCTCAGGTTCCATAAATATAGCACCTCATGATAACCATAACGCCCAGATAAGGACACAACAAAAAAGCCACCAATTAAGGTGACTGATTATTGGACCACTCAGAATTAATGATTAATGTCGAGCACCAATACGCCAATGTGATGAAAATATTAACAAGCTTGCTATATACGCAAACAACGTAATAAATAATGCCCATCCATGACGAGAGTTATTGGCAATTGAAACTGTAATTTTGCTGTACCCTGCAGGTAAATTGGCCTTTAGCTGACCTTGTGAGTGCGCGTATTTTACAAGGTGGTTGTTTACTTTAATCTGATAATTAACATTTTTATAACCAATAACAGGTAATTTTAAAGCTTTTGTATGGCTTTGATGCAATTTAAAGCTAACCTGTTGGTCATTAGCAGAGATGAATTTAAACTTGGCTCTGCTTTTATGGTCAAACGCTACGGTCTTTTTATTTAGACGATTAGCGTTTTTGAAATTCAAGTCTCTTTTTAGAGCATGTTTGATTGCCCGTTCAACATTTGGTTTTTTTAAATGATAATCTGGCACGTCCATCCGCTGAACATTTTTATAGTAGTTTTTTGAAGTGAGATGTCGTATCTGAAATTGATTAACTATGAAACTTGAATGATGGTGAGCTAGTGACCATAGATAGTTACTTTTGTTCTGGCTATGGAATTGTATGACGCCAGTTAAACCAATTATAATCACAAATAAGCTAATAAAAATGGCAGTTGCAGGCATGTGCCAGTTGTTGTGATTTAAATATAATATTAAGGCAATTGTTGTTCCCATAGCTACTATAGTTAAAAAACGCATGGTAAATTGTATGAGCGTAGCAGGGGTATTGATTAACTTATATGTGGGAAGCCAATTCTGTGCCAATATGAAGAGGCTACCAGCACCAATCGCCCAGTAACGCCATGAACCGGTGGTTTTACTCAAAAGTTGTGCCAATAAATAAATAAGAATAAATGTGATAGCGATTCCCATATGTGCACCAGTTGCTGATTCTGTGATGTCATTGCTTAAGATTCGTGAGAATTCATGATTAGGATCCAAACCAATCAAAGCGGGAGTTGGGGATACCATCTTATTGTGAAGAATCCAATCTATTACATTAAAAAGTGAATAAAGTGACATAAAAATTGTGAGGCCAACACTTAGCATTAGATATTTTAGCTCATTCAGATCCATCTTCCGAGAAAATAAGCGTATGGTTTCTAGAATTCCAACCAGTATAGTGAACATCATCAATGATAATACGTGTGAATTGGCAACAAGACTCATACCAATGGATAACCAGAAGATACCACTTTTTTCACGGTTCCAAATTTTAAATAAGCCTAATATTACCAATGGCAAAAACGCGTATCCAAATGCTTCTCCAATTGCTACACGTGTATACATTAACTGAAAGTGGTAAGCATTAAATTGGTAAGTAATCAAACCTAACAGCGTAATTAACCGACTATGGCCTAGATACTTTGCCAATAGATAAGAGTTAGTTATTGTGATGGTATTCATTATGAAGAAGCCCAAGGCTAACGCTAGCATTGGGCTTTGAATAAGTAATCTCGGGATTACGTAAATCATCATGGTTAGCCATGGATACATTGCGTTCATAGCGACACCACTATTGTTAAACCCAATGAAATTGACGAGGCTGGGTAAGCGCCCAACCTTGAAGGCTTGATAAAGTGATTCCAAACGTGCGAGGTGAATAGCGCCATCGTTGCTTAATGCAAAGAAATGTCCAGTAAAAGCCGGATAAGATGAGACAAAAGCTAGCACTAAAATAATTAATACATTGATAATTGGTTTCGCTTGAACTGAGGTCAAAATTCTTTTGAATCGTATTGATAACATTTGTACATTCCCCTTATTTCCCACTCTTTTTATATACAGTTTATATAGTAAACTTGAAGGCCTTGTATGTCACGAAATTAACAAAAAACTCCTTAGCTTTTTGCTAAGGAGCCAAATTGATGATTAACGAGTGGGCCAACCCACATCATCAATATAGTATCGTAATTATTTTTTTGCAAGCTTAACGCTGACATTGCTGAATCAACGTGATGCATCTTGACTGAATTAAGAAGTTATCCTTTAACATAAAAAAGTTCTGCACCTGTTGAGGAGGGTGCAGAACTAGGAATTAAAGCATTTACAATATAAACCATATTTTAAAATTCGGCAAGCCTAAAAAAACTTATTCTGATTACAGATGTCTGAAAGGGGAACTAGTAATGAAACGATCAACGATTAGAAAAGTAGAAGATATTCTTCGTGATTATCCCAAAATTGATAAGTACATTGAGGAACGAGAACAAGAGTTACGTTATCCGACTATTGCTAATGATGATAATGTTGGGGGAGGTCGAGCACAGTATAAGGAGAGTAATCAAACGTTAGACACTTTGATTACTATTGACGAAGATCGTCGTATTAATGCGCTCAAACGGCAACGACTGGTAATTGATGATTGTTTAGATGGCGTTGGAAAAGATACTGAGGTAATAATCAACGAGCTATATTTTAAAAAACATCGGCAGTATACCTTAGATGGCTTGATTGCCAATCGTATAATTAGCGTTAGTCGGCGCAATGCATTCAGATTAAAAAATAAATTTATTGAGGATTGTGCAAAAGGATTCGGACTATATGAAGTTGATTAGATTGGCACTAAATTGGCATTTTTGACTTCTATAATCGTGATAAATTAGTAGTATGTTAAATTGGTAGTTGTTAAGTATGATGATTTTAAGTTAAAAAATAGTGAGATTGGGCAAAAACCTTCTTTAATACACAAGAAAAGAGCTGAGTAATTGGACTCAGCTCTTACTGTAAATACAAAGGAAGAAAGAAGTACCTGAAACAAAAAATTTAATTATCTGCTTCACTATTTACTGTAGCACGATTGGTTTTATCTGGAAATAAATATGCTGACGGCTGCAAAAAAGGCTGTTGGTTTGCGTATGCATTTAATTTGTCTTGGTATAAATGGCATGATAGGATGAATTAAAATAAATTATGCAGATGGCGTCTTCGTTGGGAAGAGACCAGTTATTAAAACTGGTTACGTTGGTTCAATTCCAACTATCTGCGTTAGTGCAATATATTTTCGAGATTAATACTTCAAAATTAAGTTTGACATTTTTTGTGATCGAGGAAATAATTAAAACTATAAATAATTTCTTAGTGACAATATCTGTTAAAATGATGAGACTATTTTGAAGGAGTATTTATGACAAATTACAATAAGCATTTGTTTGAGACATTAGTAAAATTTGGACAACTTCATGTATTTTTGGAGAAAATTAATCGGGGATTTGCTGCAGAAAACGGTCTTAGTATGATGTCAGTTGCAATATTATTCTATTTGCAAAGATATAGCAATGTTTCAAATAGTAAATTAGCCACTGATTTAGGGCAAGATAGTACTCGTGTATCTAAGAGGGTTCGGAAATTATATGAATTAGGTTTGCTAAGACAAAATATTAATAAAGACGACCGCCGTTTTGTCAAGTTGTCGTTAACAGATGAGGGCCAATCTAAGGTGAAAATGATTCAATCTTGGATGAAAGAAAATTCAAGTGTAAATACAGATATTTTAGAAATTATTCATTTAATAACACAGTTATCCAATTCAGTTGACAATCTAAATAATTCTAATCGATAAGCGTTGTGCAAACTAGCATGGCGCTTTTAGTTTGGTAAAAAATAAAAAGGCCACTGTTTTCCGCCAGCGACCTAAAGGTTATTAACTGGATAACCCCCTAAATATTTAAAAGATAGTATGACTGACTGTAAATGTCAAATCAATTTATAAATAAATTTGTTTTTGGCTGATTCCAATTAACGGAGGTGTGGTGGTATGTAATGAAACCGGAGAAAATTAGAGTTTTGGCGACTTTTTATTCATTGCCCAAAAAGCAACAAAAAGCTGTTATGTTGCTTTTTACCGGCGTATATAAGCAGTCAGAAATTGCTGAACAACTCCAAGTGGCGGAATCCACTTTTTATGGTTGGAAAACGCATGAACAATTTCGAGTTGCACAGGATGAATACAATAAATTTATGTTGTCTGACTTGACTAGTGAAGCAATTGTCACAATGAGAAAGTTACTTAAGGCACGTAGTGAGATGGTACGCTTTAGTGCTGCCAAGGATATTCTGGACCGGTCAATGAATGATGCTCAGATTCGTAAAGCTGAGGCTGAAGCAGATATTGCAGAGGCTAAGGCCAAACAGATAAGTAACACTGATGAAACTGTTCGGATTGTATTTAACGATAATTTGACACCAGATAAGGAGGATAACCAAGGCAATGAAAATCAAAGTTAACTTAGCTAAGACGATTGGTCATGGTTATACCGATTTCTGGCGTGATCATCACTTTTACCGAGTGATTAAAGGCAGTCGTGGATCAAAGAAGTCGGTAACCACCGCTCACAATTTAATCTACCGGTTAGTTAAGTATCATTGGTCAAATATCTTGGTTGTAAGGCGTAATGCCAACACTAACAAGACCAGCACCTTCGTGGAATGCAAGAAGGCTATTAATGACTTTCACTTAGAGCGTTACTTTAAGTATAACGAGTCATTGCCAGAAATCACTTACTTGCCAACTGGTCAGAAAATCATCTTTCGTGGACTTGATGATCCATTAAAACTAACTTCAGTTAATGTCCCTACTGGTGAATTGTGTTGGTTGTGGGTAGAAGAAGCCTATGAAATTGAATCATTTAGCAAGTTACAAACGGTGATTGAATCGTTACGTGGGAATGATCCACAAGTCTTTTATCAAGTAACGCTCACGTTTAATCCTTGGAATGAGCACCACTGGCTAAAGCGTGAGTTTTTTGACCAACCACGTGATGATACATTTGTTCGTACCACTACAGTTAGATGCAATGAGTTCGTTTCTGACGAATATAAACAGCGGCTCTATAGCTTATATCAAACTAATCCTAGACGTGCTAAAACAGTTGTTGATGGCGAATGGGGTGTAGCTGAAGGACTGGTATTTGAAGATAACACTGAACAAATTGAGTTTAACGCTATGGACAAAATACAAGAATGTGGGCAAACAGGATTTGGCCTGGACTATGGCTTCAGCAATGATCCTAACGCTTTTGTGGCCGTTGCTGTTGATGTACGCAATAAGCAATTATGGGTTTACGACGAGATGTATACCTACCATCAAACGACACCACATATTGCGGAATGGTTGAAAGTCAATGGCTATGAGCGAGCTAGGATATACGCAGATAGTGCTAATTCTGAGCGAACCGCTCAGTTAAATGATTTAGGAATTACCAATGCGGATAGCGTCGTGAAAACGCCAGTTGAGGCTGGCATTGATCAATTGTGGCAATATCAAATTCATGTTCACCCTAAATGTAAAAACCTGTGGCGTGAGTTGAATAGTTATGTTTTCGACAGTGATCGGATGGGCAATACATTAAGTAAGCCTAAAGACCAAGATAACCACGCAATTGACGCATTACGTTATGCAGTTCGCCAATATATGGGAGATTATGATGGCTCGTTAGGTGTTAAATGGGACGAACAATACGCGATTGGCCGCCAGATGGGAGTGAGTGATTATTAATAGTATTTATGGAAAGCGACGCTTTGATCGTGAAGCCGATCGGGATTACACGATGCCAGTTGGCACATACACAGCAGTAGCAGAACAGCCATTAGAGCTAATGAAGATTGTCTCTCAGTTTATTAACCATCATCAGAATCATCAAGTCTCAAGACTGCAAACATTATATGATTACTACCAAGCTAACAATGCGATTAAAAAGCAAGTGGATAGTAACAATCCCTACCATGCTAACAATCGAGTAGCGGCAGCGTTCGCTCGTTATATGACAAGTATTCGAGTTGGATATTTGATAGGTAATCCTATTCAATTAAAGCTGCAAGATGACACAGAGGTAGATGATAGTCAGGCAGAAAAGTTTCAAGATGTCTTGAATGACTTTACTAGTCATTCAAACGCAGACTATGTCAACCAGCAGCTAGCTAAGGACTTATCAATCACTGGTCGAGCTTATGATCTCGTGTATGTTAAAAACGGAGTGACTGATCTGGGACTAGTTCGAGTTGATCCCGAACAAGCATTTGTGATCTATGATGATACTGTCGATCACAAGCCACTAGTTGGTGTCCGTTATTATCAGACTGGTATCTTAGATAATCAATTGGTCGAACACTATGAGGTCTATACTGATAGTCAGCTTTTTACCTTCCATAGTGAGGGCGGCTTACCTCAAACTAATTCACCCGTTGCCAATGCAGTCTTGGATGATACATTGCCACACTTCTTTGATACTGTCCCCTTAACCGAGTATCGCAACAATGACGAACGACTAGGTGATTGGGAACCTGAACTAGACCAACTAGATGCACTGGACAAAAGTGTATCGATGATGGCTGACTTTCAGGAAGATTTCAATAATGCCAATATTGTCTTAACTGGTAAGTTCTCTAATATGACAGAACCTAAGTATTTGCTGGACGAGAATGGTAATAAAAAAATTGGCCAAGATGGCCAGCCAATTATCATTGAACCAGCTCATCCAAATGTTGATCCTAAAAATCATATGTGGTATTTGGAGCCATTCGCGGCAAGTGGCGGCGTTGGTTCCACTGCCAAGCATATTATTCAACCTGACGCTAAGTATCTAACTAAGCAGTATGATGCAGCTGGCTGGTCAACGTATACGAACTTTCTTATCAACGAAATTCACAAGTATACTAATACGCCTAATGTTAATGATCCAAACTTTGCTTCCAATGCCTCTGGTGTGGCTATGTCGTATAAACTATGGGGCAGTGATCAAGAACGCAAGCTACAGGAAACGTTGTTTAAACGTGGCTTACACGCTCGCCTGAATGCTTGTGTTAACTACTGGCAAACACTCAACCAAATTAGTGCTGACAACTGGAATACGATGATTAAAGCAAACTTTATGCCAAATCTGCCTAAGAACGACGACGCTACTGCCCAACTAATTACATTGCTAAATGGTACTGGCAAATTCAGCGATGAAACTATTCGTGATATGGCTGAACCAATTACTGGAATCAATGCTGATACTGAAGCAGAGCGCATTAAAGAAGATGCCCAAGCTGCTCAGGAAGGCGATAGTAACTATGCACAAGGTGACGGTGGGCTGGGCAAAATATTTGCTACTGGCGAAAAAACTCCAGTACCTAATCAGAACAGTAAGGGGGCTGACAATTAGTGGATATCAATAAGCTAGCTCATGCTTTAGCAAAAATACTAGATGTTAAAGACCCAGTATTTCAGCAACTATTTGCGTTGATTGAAAGTTCCCATCACTCTCAGGTCAAGAATTTAACTTACTTTCTGCGTGAGAATGTGGACTGGAATGCTAACGCCAGTGAGGCCGATATTAAAGATTTGACCGACGCGGTCCTTGATTTAAAACAGAACGCTAATCGCGAGGAAGAACAAGTCTTAGCCACGTTATTAAATAATCTACCTTACAAAACTAATCTAGATGTAGCCCAGGCCCAAGCACGCGTGAACATCGCTAACATGGGACTAAAGGTTAACAAACTGGTCCAATCTAAGCAGGTAGATATCGTTCAACAGGTAACTAAGTTAACTGGTAGTGGACTAGGTGGGTACAATACACAGCTTCGACGGCGTGCATTGTACCGAGTGGCCGCTCAAAATGAGCCTGAGAATGCCTCACTAGACTTAATCTTCAAACATGCCAATAAGTTAGCAATTGACTTAGATAACATTATCAAGTTCCAAATGCAAAATCATGTCAACCCTAATTCCATTAGCAAAATTGTTGCAAAAGAACTAGGTGTTGCTGGCAAGCCTAATCCTAATGAAGATTTATGGGAAACAGCAATGCAAAGGCGCTACATGACAACCAAGGCTGACATGGAACGTATATTAGTGACTGAGAGCAAAGCAACTCAGACGCGGGAATGTGCCAAGCAATACAACAATTTAGGTTTTAACAAGCTAAAGATTATTACCCGAGATAATCCTCATGTTTGCAGATACTGTGAGGGCCACGATGGTACGATTGTTGAATTTAAAGATGCTGTGGTGGGTATGAATATTCCCCCACTGCACCCACGTTGTCATTGCAATGTAATCCCAGTACAAATAGACTACAAAGATGTCTTAAGTGAACTTAATTAATACTTGATTGCCCTGGACATGGCATTAAAAGGTCTATTTTTTATGCACTTTTTTAGCCGACGGGCGTTAAACGAATTAAGTCGACAGACGTTAAATGGAGGGTATCTAATGAGTGAAGATCCTAAGAATCCTGAAACAAATCTAGATGGTGGCAAGTCGCCTGATGAATCAGTGACATTCTCTGAGGAACAGCAAGCTAAGATTGATGAATTGATTGGCCAACAGCATGCTAAGTGGTCTAAGAAACTTGATCAACAGCAAGCTGATTTTAAAAAACAATTGGCTGATGCCCAAAAGCAGGCCGAAGAACGGGCTAAAATGACCGCTGAACAAAAGGCTGAAGCTGATCGTAAACAACGTGAGGTTGATATGGCTAAACACGATCAAGAATTAGCAACTCAGATTCAGGAATACAAGACCAAGTCAATGTTACTCGACAAGGGGATTAGCCCTGATATGCTACCGCTGGTTATGGGTGTTGATGAAGATGAAACAAACGATAATCTAAGCTTATTACAGAAATATGTTGATAGCCAAATACAAGCGGCTACTGAAAAGTTGTTGGCTGGAAAGCAAGCTGTTACCACTGGTGCTAACCATACTTCACCACTAGAAACGGGGATTAATAATCCATGGTCCAAAGATGGCTGGAACTTAACAAAGCAAACTGAAATTTATAATACTGACAAGGAACAGGCTCAAAAATTAATTGCTAGTGCTCAACCCATTAGCCAGTCGTTCTATGTTGGAAAATAAGGAGAGATAATTTATGGTAAATGGCAATATTACCCAATTAAGTGATATGCAAATCCCTGAGAACTGGGGAGCTTATTTGGCTGAAAAATCAACACAAAACAACGCTTTTTTCACAAGTGGCGTTGTTCAAAACGTTTCACAAATCGCATCATTACTAGGTTCTGGCAAAGTGGCCAATATGCCACTGTTTAAGCCACTAGCTGACAATGATCCTCAAGTGCCCGATGACACAACAGACTTATTAGTTAACAAGATTACTACAGACCTAGCACAAGCCCGCAAATTAGGCTTTGATCAAGCTTGGAGCGCAACTGACTTGTCGGCTGAACTATCAGGAGCGGACCCCTTAAGTGCTATTGGTGATCAAGTCAGCGACTACTGGTCACACGTCTATGAGAAGCTGTTATTGCAAACACTTACAGGAGTCTTTAGTTCAACCAGTATGAAAGGTGTCAATCAATTAGATACTACGACTGATAAGACTGATACCACGTTCAGCTTAAAGAACTTTAACAAGGCCCGCTTCTTGCTGGGTGACCGGTATAAAGACTTGGCAATTGTAGCGATTCATTCTGACATTCTCCGTCAATTGCAGGATGCAAACTTAGTTGACGCGAAGAATAACTCCACCTTTGTCTTAAACGGCAATGATAATGTGCCAACGGCAATTCAAGCGCCTGATGCAGGTGACAAAATCAAAGGCGTCCAAATTGTGGTTGACGATAGTTTACCGGTTGATAATGGCAAGTACACGAGTTACTTGTTTGCACAAGGGGCTGTTGGTTATTCTGAGCTGCCAGTCGCTAATGGGGTTGAAACCAATCGTGATCCATTGAAAAACCACGGGGTTGATTACCTTGTTAACCGTCGTCGGTTTGTCTTTGCACCACAAGGTTTATCTTGGAATGAAAGTAACTTTGTTGCCAAAAACCCAGGCAAAACTTATCCTTCAATGACTGACTTAGCTGATGGTACTAACTGGTCAAAAGTCTACGATCACAAGTTGATCCCGATGGCTCAGTTTGTAACAAGTGCTGATGTTATTATGCCTGCGGCAACGACTACAACGCCAGCTGGTAAATAGTTAGGAGATAGCTTATGAGTGATCTAAAAGATGATGACGCTACGTTAAAGCACGTTATCACTTTGTTAGGTATTGAACCTACTGATGATGAAAAAGCTCGCCTGAAGTTGTATATTGACCATGCTGAACAAGCAATTGTTCTGTATCTAGGAAAGTCATTTCGGGTTAAAGACTTACCTGTTGGATTGGATTATATCGTAGAAAACTTAGCTGTAACTAAGTTCAACAAGTTCCACAATGAGGGTGAAAGGTCTCATAGCGAGGAGGGGCTGTCGTTTCAGTTCAATGTTAATGATTTAGCGCCGTACTATCATGATCTACAAGCTTGGATTGATGGCCAAGCTAATACTACTCGTGGTGCCACTGCGATTGGGTGGTGATACTATGCGTTATCCAAATAAAGTTTATTTGTTGACTAAGCTTCCTGATGATGAACCTAATGGTCTTAATCATCAAGTAAGTTATCAAAGCCAAGTAGTGCCAGCTAATATTCAACAGGTTAATTTAACATTTGCGCCAAATGGCACGGTATACAACGCAACAGTTATTCGTGTCTATGGACGCTATCAGGCTGACGCAATTGGCTTTAATGATGAATATGTTGTTGGTAATAATGCTACGACACATGAAATTCAAAAGGTCAGTCATCACGAGAAGCAAACTGCGTTCTATATTATTCGCAATGAGGTGATACTACATGACGAATAACTATGACAAGATACCTGCCGTCACATTTTCGATTGACGTTGACTATTTCAAGCAATTATTTGAGACGGCTAGAGGGCTTGCACGTAACGGGATGCCAGAGGCGCTGGAAGAAGCTAATAAGGAATACCATCGAGCCGTGGCACTCAGTAAGGTGTTTATTAAGAATGCTGGCGTACGTGAACAAGAAGCAGCGCAAGGTTTAGAACGTACTCAAGTTGGACATAGCAAGTCTGGTTACGATCCAACAGGTACTCTACAAGGATCGCTAAAGATTAAAATTAGTGATGATGGTAAGTCAGTATCTGTATTGCCGATGGCGACAGTCGCAGATCAAAAACGGGCATTGGCAGCTATTGCAGGTAGCGGTAGTAAGAAGCCAATAACTGGTCAAGATGGCGTTGAATACTATGGTGTCTATGTAGAATATGGCACTTATAAAATGGCTGCCGAACCATTTATGAAGCCTACGGGTGAAAAGATTGCTACACGGCTCGAGAATGATTTTGACCGTATCATGCGTTTGGCTGTATTGGGGAGTGAGTAAATGTCGCCTGAAGAAGATTTGCTATTAAGCGTGAAACAATGTCTGAGAGCATTGAACGTTCCAGTCTATGACTTCGGCCAGCAGCGGCCAACGCAGTTTCCACAGGTAGTTGTCAGCTTGCAGAATGAGCAAGAGCAAACTGACATTAAAGTTATGGATTACTTCTTAGGTACTGTGGCTGTCGATGTCTATACCGATGTAGCTAATGTTGGTCAAGCATACGCATTAGGTCGTCAAGTTATCAACGCGATGCAACGGTTAGAACTAACCGAATGGCCAGCTAGATATGATAGCTCGACAATGCGCAAATTAAGTGATAACAGTTTAGAAAGTCGACCGTTAACTCGGTTGGCTTATTTATTTGATATTTTCGTTTATGGAAAGTGAGGAAACACTACATGGCAGGAGTAAAGTTACAAACAAAAAATGCTGACAAAATTTTATACGGGATTAAGTTTCCTTGGGATGATAAAGCAGCACAAATTCAAATGTTGGGGTTACAAGCGACTTCTAGCACAACCAACACGCGTGCTAGTTCAGCTATTAAATTAAAGCAAGGTGTGGTCCATACATCTGGGTCACGAACTGAAACTTTTGTCGTTGATTCATACTGGATAATTGGCGATAAAATCCATGATGGACTTAAGAAGGTGGTTGAAAAAGATGTCGCAGTGGGTATTTGGCGTATGGACTTCAACGAAGCAAAATTAGATGCTAATGGTAATGTGAAATCGGTGCCAGCTGAATTTGGTATGGCTAAGCCCAATGGTCTACCTGAAACTGAAGCGGTTAACAATTTGTTACATGCTAATATCACTTACAACATCGATGGCAATACCCAAGATGGTGTATTAGATGTGTCAGAAATTGACCCGCAATTATTAGTGGATGGATTGAAGATGTTTGATTTTGCCCACAATACGGATATTGGTACAAGCTCCAAGATTGATAATGATAATTCCATTAAACCGCAATTTGGAAAGTAACAAAGGAGATATAAACTATGGAAAATTTAATGATTGATGGCACTACTTGTACCCCTAAACTTAATTACGCTTTTGCTAACCAAGTAAAGAAAGAACTTAGTGCAGATGGTCGCGACGGATTTGATGTCCTCGTTGATGGTTTATTAGACGAAGATCCAGAGCAAATTGTAAACGCGTATTATTATGCCTTGGCCTACTTCAAGCGCTCTCAACCTAGTCGTGACAAAGTGGTGGAAGCTCTTGAAGATACCATCTTCGCTGACGATGACAAAACCAATGCTGCTTATTCGGATATCATTCAGTCTTTACATGCTGACAATTTTTTAGCTCGGAAGCTTACCAGTTTTGTCAAAGGGTACAACAAGATTCTGGATATCATGCAGAAGAAGTTGGACTCGGAAAAAGAGGGCAGCGACCAATACAACAAGGATCAATTGGGCATGGAACAACTACAAACACAACTGGACAAGCTGAACAAAGTTCTGCAACCTGGTACACCGCAATTAGTTACGCCCGAAGTGCCGGCTTAACTCCGGAACAATTAGAACAGTTAACGCCGGCTGAGTTTAAAGCTGTTTGGCATGGCTATCAGGTTAACGTGCTTAATCAGCAACGCGAGCAGATGCACGCTCGTTTAATGCCACAAGCAACTTATGGGGTTGAACTTAATCAGCCGTTGGATGAGGTAGTAGAACGTTCAGATGAGCAGATTACAAATGAAATTAACAAGCTAACTGATTTTCGAACTGTTGAGGAACGGCAACCAGATACGCCCCAAATGACTATGTATCGAAAACTAATGGAAGCCAAGGCTGACAGAGAGGAGGCCGATTAATGAGTGCAGTTGTTGAGAAGACATTTGTTTGGAAATTTATGGATCAGATTAGCCAAGGGGTTGCTAACGCTCGTCAAGCGATGGGTGAAGCCGTTCGTGCTGCTACTAGTATGGGTTCTAAGGTCAGCGAAAGCGGTGAACAATGGCGTAACTACGCTTCCAAGCAGAAGGAAGCGATGGACGAAGCCAAAGCTAACTTTAATGAGTATAAAGACCAAGTCACTAATTCAAGCAACTCAATCCGTGAAAAGATTAACGGCCTAATTGACCATCTCAAAGAGATTCCACATGATGTTATGACGACATTAAAGTCTAAAATCAACGATGAAAATATTGGCCTCTTCTCACGCAAAGTGCGGGACGTTCCTAAGGAGCGCTCCGTGTTTTTGCGTGCTAAGGATAAGTTCACCAATATGTTCAAACATCTCAGCGAGCGAATTAAGCAAATTCCCAAGGAACATTTATTGCTGCTAAAAGTAAAAGATGGCTTCAGTAAGGGGTTTCAAAAATTTAATGAAAGCGCCAAAAAGACACGTGAAAACGGCCACCGATTACGTGACATTATTGAAGGCACATTTATTGGTAATGCATTGTACGGAGCTTATGACAAAGTAAAAGATGGCATTATCGAAGCCACTAAAGCCGGCTATGATTTTGACAAAGAACAGCAGGTTATGTTACAAACATGGACAACTTTAACTGGGTCAGCTAATCAAGCCAAAGGTATGGTCAGCACAATCAATGATTTAAGCAAGAAGACTGGTCAAGCTAGTAGTCTAGTGAACGAGCTAGAACAAGGATTCTATCATTTACACTCCAGTAAGTCTGAAGCTGACGACCTGTCAAAGGCCATGCTAAATATGGGTGATGCTGTTGGACTAACTGGTGATCAAATGAAGTCAGTAACCCAGGATATGGTGCATGGGTTAGCTACTGGTAAAGTATCTGCCGGTGAATTAAATCAGATAGGTGCTTATTTTCCAATGATTGATGAAGCACTTGCCAAGCATGAACATACAACCGTTGCAGGAATGCGTAACATGGCTCGCCAAGGAAAAATCACTGGTAAAGACCTGGAAAGTGTGTTTACTGAATTAGGGAATCATAAGTATGGTGAAGCCGCGGATAATATGCTACAAACTATGACCGGTATGCAACGGACAGTTAAAGCACAAATGCCAAAACTTCTAGGTGAAATTGAAGAACCGCTACTCAAAGCACAGAACCCAATCTTTGGCACCATTTCTAAATGGGTATCTGAGAGTCATACTGAGAATTTATTTAAAGACTTAGGTAATAAGGTAAATAAAGGATTTGCTACGGTTACTAAAGCCTTTGCTGGCGATAATTTCACTGGCAAGGGATTTACAAATTCCTTAGATCAGATGATTGAAAACGCTGGTAAGTCAGTCAACAAGCTTTCAGCTTGGCTTGCCAAGAACGCTGGTAATATTAAAGAGTTTGGCAGTATTGTTAAGAGTAGTCTGACTATCGCGTTTAAAGTTATGGGTGCGGCTATTAATGATGTGGTTTCGGTACTTGGATTTGTAGTTAATCCTCTTGGACGAGTATCAAACCACAGTAAAGATGCATCAAAATCAGTTGGTGGTCTAGCTAATGGCTTAAAGTCGTTATCAAGTAATGGACCAGCCATTCAAACTTTCGGGAAAATACTAGCCGGAGCGTTTGTTTTGAAAAATGTTAGCAAATTCATTGGCGGTATCAAGTCTATTAACGATAACTTAAAAATAACTACTGGCCTAAAGAATCTTGGTAAGCCAGTAACTGAGTTTGCGACTTCATTAAAGAGCGGTTCTGGTGTTCTATCATCATTTGGAGCAGCACTAAAAGCAGTGCCGTTCACCATCTGGATTACAGCTATTGCGGCAATCGTGTTAGCTTTAGTTGAGTTGTATAAGCATAATAAAAAGTTCCGTGAGTTCGTAAACGGGCTTGTTGATACAATCAAAGTTTGGTATAAGGATGCTACTAAGTGGCTTGGTAATGCTGTAGCGTGGATCAAAAAGACGTTTGGCCCGTTCTTCAAATCAGCGGTTAAATCTATTCAGTCAGTCTGGAAAGAGATTGAACCAGTGGTTTCGGCTGGAATTAAGATGGTTCAGAAAGTTCTTAAGCTTGGCATGGCAGTAGTAAGCGCACTCTGGAAGGTTGCCTGGGGTTATCTATCACTTGAAGTAAAAGAAACTTGGGCGATTATTAAGCCAATCATTGATATAGGCATGGCTGTAATTAAGGGGCTTATATCAGCTGGAATGGATATTATCAAAGCCGTCTGGAAAGCTGCTTGGAAGGTTATTAGCACGGTAGTCAGATCTGTTTGGAATGTGATTAAGCCACTAATTATTGGGGCAATGAATGTCATTTCTGACGTAATTCAAACTATTCTTGATATTATTCATGGCAACTGGAGTAAAGTCTGGGGAGATATCAAAAACATCTTTTCAGACATTTGGAAGGCTATCTCACAAGCGATTAAAGCTTACATGAGTGGGATGCACGATATTATTTCATCAGTATTAGATGCAATTAGTACTGTTTGGCATGGTATGTGGCAAGGACTTGGTGACTTTTTCAAGAATATCTGGAAAGGTATTAAACAGGCCGCCCAAGATGGTATTAACGGTGTTTTGAGCGTTATTAATGCCGGTGTAGATGCGATTGATTCGGTTTGGAAATTCTTCACTGGTCATAAAACCAGTATTCGCCATTTAGATCCAGTTAAGTTTGCCCAAGGTGGCGTCGTGCATACTCGTCTATCGATGGTCAACGATGGTGCCGGTCAGAACTGGAAGGAACTGTTACAACTACCTTCTGGTGAACTCAAGATGACGCATCAACGTAATGCAGTGCTACCTTTGCCAGTTGGCACACGAGTATACAATGGCGATGAAACAGCTTCTATTATGACGTCTGCCGGGGTCGATCATTACGCAAACGGTGGGATTGTTGGAGATGCGATTAATTGGACTAAAGGTAAGCTATCTGACATTGGATCATGGATTGGTGACAAGGCCGAGGCTGTTGAGAAGTTTCTCAAAGATCCTCTCGGTAATATCTCCAAGCTACTTCATAAAGCCACTGATGGTTTATTTAAGAGGGCAGCTAGTTTTGGCGACTTAGCTAGCGGTACCATTAGCAAGCTATCAAGCATAGCAGTTGATAAGTTCAAGGAAATGTTAAATAGTACCAAAAAGTCACTGGAAGTATCTGACGGTAAGGCTGGTCACTACAATCCAGGTTTAATTGAGAAAGCCGCCAAAATGATGCACATTGATAGTCTTCCGGCAGGTTTCAGTGAGCTTTTGCAAGCGACTATCATGAGTGAGTCTGGTGGTAAGTCTGTGATTCAAACTATTCACGATGGCAATAGCGGCGGTAATGAAGCTGGTGGGATTCTACAATTCACACCAGGGACATTTGCTGCTTTTGCGATGCCAGGACATACTAATCGGATGAATCCGCTCGATGAGCTATTAGCTTTCTTCAATAATTCTGATTGGCGAAACAGTATTGGACACACCGTTATTTGGGGTGTTCCAAAGGTTGATTGGCTGCATAGTGGCCCACAAGGTCATCGCCGATTTGCTCATGGTGGCGAAGTCTTTGACGAGCAAACTGTAATCGTGGGTGATAATAGCCAACACCATGAGTTTGTGATTAACCCTTATGATGTCACAGCTTATCCATTATTAGCTAAGGCGATGGACACGACGATGCGAGCTCAGCCAATTGCTGATGTTAATACTAATATTGATCACCGAGATAGCAGTGAAACTAATTCATTGTTACGAAAATTATTAAAAGTTATAACTGATGATCAGCAGAGTACTGAAGATGATTCGTTAACAAATATGCTTAGTCGTATTTTAGTCGCGTTGAAACAAGATCGCCCAGTGTATCTAAATGCCAATGGCAGGTTGATCGATATAACTAACGAACAATTAGGCGAACGCATGGAAGATGAACGGAGGTATCGGTGGTAATGGATCATGATATTTATTTCGGGTATCAACGACCACGACCTACAGAGTATGTACAATTTGCTAATTTTGATAGTCGCCAATTAAATCTATACTTAGCTGGTCGGATTGCCAATAACCCACCAACTAAAGAAGTTACCGAGAGTATAGGTTATATGGATGGGATAATTGACTTTTCAGATATCCTTGGACGACGCATCTTTGATAACCGTACGATTGAGTATCAATTTAAAGCATTAAATATTAATTATCACGATCGTAAATTACTAGAACAAAAGTGTAAAAGGCTGTTGCTAATACCAATGCGTCAGCCGATTTACGATAGTCATGATCTCCCGTTTTATTGGTTTGGTAAGGCTAGTAGTGTTACAGCAAATGATGATCATGTTAACAATGTGTTAGAAATAACGGTACAATTCAACGTTTCACCCTATGCGCTACGCAAAGGACAGTTTGACGATATTTGGGACAATTTTAGTCTGGAAACAGGGTATGCGCAATTTACCAAGTATTCAGTCAAAGGCACTAAGAAAATTAGCTTGTATAATGATAGCGATTTGAAATCAAGGCTTAAGGTTATCTGTCAGAATGATATGACGATTAATGGTAAATACAAATACACCAAAAATTATCAAGACAACCCTAACTTTAGATTAGAGCCGGGAATTAATGATCTTACAGTTAATGGTAACGGTGATATTGAGTTTCAATGGGAAAGCGAGGTGATGCTGTAGTGTACAAAATATTAGTTCGCGAAACCTATCGAGGCAATGAAGAAGCTATTAACGAACCGGATGTGTATGGTAATCGGATTGTATCGGGTAGTCTAAGCTTAGTGTCTGGTGGGATAGACACTGGAACGTTAGCCATTAGCCTAGAAAATACGTTGTTCAATCGGATCTTGCCTTATCGCTGGTTTATCAGAATTGAAGACCTTCAGACAAAGGAAACCATTTTCCGAGGTCGCTTCATCAAAGTTAGCAAAGTGTATTCAACCACGCATACACAAACATTGAGTTTTGAAAGCGAGCTAGCTTATCTACATGACAGCGCCCAAGTTTACCGTGAGATCCATAACACCAGTGTCAATGACTTTTTACAAATCATAATCGACGAACATAATAGACAAGTCGATGATTTCAAAAAAATCACCCTAGGAACCATCGATGTAATTAACAGCACCGATAATGTTTACCGCTATTTAGACGAAACTAAAGACACGTTAGACAATATTACGGACAAGTTAGTTAATCGGCTAGGAGGTTTTTTACGTATTGGGCGCAATCCTCATAGTCAGTTAATTTTGGACTATGTCAATCGTCTGGGAACGGACACCAAGCAAACGATCGAGTTAGGTGTGAACTTAAAGAGCTTTACGCGCGATCTCAACGTCAACAACCTTATTACTCGCTTAGTTCCCTTAGGCGCTGAAAAGGCGCAGAAAGACGACCAGCGAGATAGTAATAAGCCGATTCCTAAGATTGATATTTCTAGCGTTAATAATGGTAGCCGTTACTTAGATAATCCAAAACTAATTGATAAATTTGGCATTATCCAAAAGGTTAATGTTTGGGACGATGTGCACGATGCTAGAATCCTTAAAACAAAGGGTGAACAATATCTCAAAGAACAAGTATCGGCCGAGATTGCTTGGAGCGTTGACATTGTTAATCTAGCTTTAATTGACAAACGGTTTCAATCGTTTGCGGTCGGTAATAGCTATCGTATTATTGATAAGTTTATGGATATTGACGAAACGATTAGTGTTAGCGAAAAAGAAGTCGATCTAGTTAACCCGCAAACCGTCACGATTAAGATTGGAAATCAGAATAAAAAACTGACTAGTCAACAAATTAATCAAATCAGGATAATCAATCAGCTTAAGAAATTTAGTGAATATATTACGTCATTTAATACGCAAAATAACGTACCAGATTCTCCAAATGGATCTCAGCCAGATCAACCGCACGATAAGCCGCATGATCAACCGCACGATCAACCAAGCTACTACAACGGTGCGATTGTTGACGTATCAGAGTTCCAAAGTGATATTAATTGGTCGCAAGTCCGCAATGCTGGCTTAGCCTTAGGGGTTATTAGGATCCAAGACGGTGAAAATTACATTGATGTCAAACATGTTAAAAACCTTCAGGGTGTCTTGGCCAATAAGCTCAATTATGCCGTCTATGCGTTCTTTAGAGGGGTTAATGAAGCTGATAGTCAAGCCGAAGCACGTGCTTTTTATCAACGTGTCCAAAACGTGGTCAAAGGCCAACAACAACCGCGGTTCTATGCCCTTGATATTGAAGCCATCGAGAATAACAACATGCGCGGTACCGTTAATGCGTACATTAGCCAGCTGAATGATTTAGGCATTCTGAATAGTCAAATTGTGCTCTATATTGCGAACCATTTGTATCAGCAACTAAATCTCGATACAACCAAGGTCGGGAGTATTTGGATTCCGAGTTACGGTACTAAGCCGCGGTATCCTTATGACTTATGGCAATATACCGACAAAGGCACCCTGGCGGGTATTCCTACTAAAGTGGATATGAGCCAAGATCCATCAACACGGTTCAAGAACCAATACTTAACTAGGAGGTGAGATTTTGAGCAACACAGATAAATATTATCGTGATCGTTCTCATATTACAGGGAAACTAGATTTGCAGAAACTGCCGAAGGCGATTCGCGAAAAGCAGTATGGAATTGATGTTCGCGAGGCTATGGCCCAAACCGCGGAAGCGATTGCCGGCGTACAAAGCACCGCTCAAAAGTTCAATCAAGACACGAAAAATCAGGTCAACCAGTTAGATGAAAAGTACACGCGTGAAATCCGTGCCATTGTTTTAGGCGACACAATTAGTGTGGCGACACCGCCCATTCAAGAACCCAATAGTGAGGCTAGTAATCCGTTATCTAACCTATATGAGACTGCACGCGGGCAAGTTTTGTATGACTTTGTAAAGCAATCATCGTTGACTAAAGTCAGCAAGATTGGGGTCATTGGCGACAGCGTCGCGGCAACTGCTGGGGGCTTCCCGGATATTTTAGCTCATCAATATAATATCTATGTGGAAAACCTTAGTGTCGGTGGCGCTAAAATGAGTGATTATAATCATGACGCAATTGTCAATCAAGCTAGCCGATTACAGCAATGTGATGTGGTGATTATTCAGGGTACCGATGATGATTGGGTGCATGATATTAGTTTAGGTTATGCGGGTGACACGAACATCAAAACGTATCTAGGTGGCTTGCGGGAAACGATTAAACGGGTTAAAAATAATAACCCGAAGGCTAAGTTAATTGTGGTCAATTGTACCCGTCAGTGCGTCGATGTGCACGGCAAGTACCGGACAGAACAGTCGAAAAACACTTTCGGCTTAACGCTGATCGACTATATGGAAGCCCAAAAGAAATATCTTAATCAACAAGATGTTCCTTACGTTGATCTAATGAAACCCACGAGTATTTTTGAGCCGGATAATCCGGCTTTTAAGAAAACGATGATGCACGATGGCTTACATCCCACCCCGGAGGCCCATCAGTACATCGTGCAGGAAATTGCTAAAGACTATTCGTATTATTACGATAAGTAAGAAAGGAGCTAACGATGGCTAATCAAGAGTTAGTGTACGATATTACGAAACAACCCAATTTACAACCAGCGCAACAAGCCATTTATGCCCGTGTCGGCGATGGTGGCTTGAAAACCGTCACGGTGAAATTGAACGCCAATAATTACCCCTATGATTTAACCGGTAAACATGTCAATTTTGAAGGGGTCAAAGCTGATAGTACCCGGATCATTGATACTAGTGGCGGCATCGTGTTAGACCCGCAAGGGGGCATCTTTAGATACGTCTTTCCAGCGCAAACTTTCACAGCACGGGGACGATTCCAGCAAGCTTTCTTTAAAGTAATGCTCGGCGATAAGGTAGATACGACAATTGATGTGGTGGTAGATGTCTCACCTAACTTAGTTGAGTTTGGCATTAATTCTGAAAGTTACTTGAGCGAGTATGAACAGTTAATCTCGGAGTTAAAAGACAAACAACAAACCTTCTTAACCGATTTAGGTCAAAAAGTCGATTTAAGCAAGACTCAACTACAAAATATTAGTGACCGGTTAGATAACATCAAGACCCAGCTGGCAACTAATGATGTCGTGTCAAAGACCGAATTTAACACTAAGCTAAAAAATGTGGTTTTTATTAAGGAGGGCTAGTAAAGATGTCTATTAAAGAGTTACAAGATGTTACTGGAACCGTGATTCACCCAAGAACCGAAACGGCCGCTATTGTGGATGCTGACAAATTAGTGAACACAACTAGTACCCAAAATAACATTGCTGGTATTAAGAACTTTGTGGACGGCATTTCCATTAAAGGTGTCCCGCTATTAGATATCGACTTTAATAAAGTGAAATTAGTGCCAAATGATGATGTTTATCAAATCAAACAGGCCGGCTTGTATTTCTATACAACAAACACCAAAAATGTGCCACTATTGAGCAGCCGTTTTCACGATGGTTTTGTCTTATATGGTGCTAAAGATACTAAAACTGCTTTTCTCTATTATATTGGTGCACGGGTTTACCAAGAACGATTTCAGGGAAAATGGTTGCGGCAAGAAAGCTCGATTCCTCAAGATTTGTGGGTTGGTGAAGGCAAAGTTGGTGATGTGTTAAAGTTACGAGATACTTTGGATAATTATCGGCAATTGCGATTTCGCTGCTATTTTACAATTGGTAATACCCTCCAATTTATTCCGGCATGGGCGTCAGATAACATGTTGTACTTAACACAACCAGCTTTAAACTTTGATGGTACGATTTTAAGAGCCTTGGAAGTTGCGTTGCAGATTGGTCAAGATCAACGTAGCTTGATAATTAAGAGTGCCAAATACTTTGCTAATGGTAAAAGCACATCAATTACCGATGGGTTCTTGAAGGAAGTAGGAGGGATGCTGTAAATGCAAGTCAAACTTGATGAAACTAAACATGTGGTCAGTTATGCACTGGTAGGAGGTTTGGAGGATGCTATTGATTATGATGAGTCACAATTACCTGCTGATTTTCTAACAGCAACTGATAGTAGTGCTTATTGGTTGATTGATGGCGTATTGACTAAAGATCCAAACTACGCGCCCTCGATTCAACCAGTGGTCGAAGATCAACCAAGCAATGAACAACAATCGCTGACGAAACTAGCCCAGCAGGTTACTGAGCAACAGGAACATATTGCTTCACTTGAGGAATCTTTGACCCAGTTAGTTAAAGGAGGAACCCATTAATGTATATTATTTTTAAATTTGCCTACCAACTCTGGCACACTATGACCAAAGAAGAAGTTAGTCTCGAGGTTATTAAGGGAGGGATTATCCCAGTTGAGTATCAGACAATTACCGGTGAAGCCTATATTGAAATGGCAACGGGAGATGAGCAAGATGAAACAACCCTTAAAGCATAAAATAATTTTAACTGGGGCAGCCATGATGGCGGCTTTTTTTTTAGGGGTGAATGCCAATGCTGCTCGCATGGATATGGTCGATGTGTCGAATAACAACGGCTACATGAGCACCGCTGAGTACGTTTCGATGCGTAATGAATTTGGCGTTAAGGCCCTCACTGTCAAGATTAGCGAGGGCACCACATTCAAAGATGGCTACGCCGCCAGCAATATTAAGAATGGTCAAGCCGCTGGCTTATACGTCAACGGCTATCATTTTGCGCATTATACGACTAAGGCCCAGGCAATTGCCGAAGCTGATTATGCTGGTCAAACAGCTAAAGTGGCAGGGTTACCGGTGGGCGCAGTACTGGCAACGGACGTGGAGGCCGAAGAGCAGGGCAACTTGTCCCAAGCAACCAATGACCGCAACAATGCCACCTTCATGCAAGAGATTCAGAAGTTTGGCTACCGTGCCGATATTTATACCTCAGGATCATGGGCCAACAATAAGATGACCATCAAGGATAAAACGGGTTGGATTGCTGGCTATCCCTATGTCATGGCTGGTCAAAAATGGTATACGAATCACAATGCCTGGCAATGGTCGGGTGCGGCCCATTTGCGAATTAGTTACGGTGGTTTTGATGTCAGTCAACTTTATAATAATTACTACACGGCTGGACAACATTCTTCTGTGAAACCCAATGATCCAAGCGCCGTTAAGCAACAAGACCGGCAAAATAATCGCGCCACGGCTAAAATTCGTAATCAGAGCTATGCCCAACATGGACTGTTCTACCCGAACACGACGCTCAACGTGCGGACTGGAGCAGGGACGAGTTATCAAAGAATCGCGACGTATTATCCTGGTGAGAGCGTCGTTTATAATCAAGTGATTGTTAAAGCTGATTATGTTTGGGCGCAATATCTGCGATATAACGGCCAATTCGGCTACATTGCCTTAGGCGAAAATGGCGGTCAAAGTTATGGTAAGCGCCTAGTTAATCAACATACCTATTACACGATCAAATATGGTGATAGTTTATGGACCATTGCGCGGCGTTACGGCACTACTGTCAGTCATTTGGCTAGTCTTAATGGTATGCGGACAACGTCCTTAATTTTGCCTGGTCAACGACTGGTGGTGAGCTAATGCCGCAGTTAGATGATACGACCAAATTACTCATGAGTATTCAAAAGGATGTGGCCGCCACCAAAACAAAAGTCGATAACATTGAAGCTAAGCTAAAACAGGTTGATTTAACTGATCAAAAAGCGGAGAAAGCCTTGGCCAAATCAGTTGAAACGGAGCATCGAATGGATCGGATTACTATGATTCAAAATTGGGTGATTGGGGTGTTATTCAGTGGTGTTCTAGTGACGTTATTAGTATATATAGTGGAGAAATTTCTATAGAGGGGAAACTAAAATGCAAAAGATTAGTTTTAGAAACGCAGATGGTCGTTGGAATGGTAAGCTAATTGCTGGTTTGATTTCGTTATTGCTAGTGCTTGTTCAGCAGCTCTTAACGGCTTTTAATATTAAAGTAGTTCCAGCTGAGTTGCATAGTACTGTGGCGATTATTAACACGATTTTAACAATTTTAGGGATGTTAGGTGTCATCACTGATGTACATTTGGTAACGACGCCAACTGATTTGGAGGATGAGAATCTCAAGGTCGCCACTAAAGCAAATGAAGTTGCCAAGAGTTTTAGTTCAGATAAAATGCCAAAAAAGGTATCTCAAAGTAAACCTGACACAGCTACAACCACCAAAATTTTAAAGAAGTAGTATAATTAAATAATGAATTTGCTAATCCCCTACGTTTTGGCGTAGGGGATTTTTTTTTGTAAAAAAGATAGTCACCTGATTGCGGGAGGAGGTGACTATCCAAAAATTGTGAAGCCTTAATGGAGGATTATGTGTGAACCTATTGTGAGGCTCATCTCTAGCATAACCTAACTAGACATGTATTCAAGGCAAATGCTTTAAATCTAGTGTTTCTCAGGTGTGCTGCACGGTTAGCTCCAGTGATATCTGATGAATAATTGCGGCTTAATCAAACGATTGTTATCCATACTGGAATGGGCCAATATGGCTTTTTACATAAAGCCCATTTGCAATTTAAGTGTTTTTTAGTTCAGTAAATATAAAATAATAAGCCCACCATTGTAATGCCAATGGTGGGCTTATTATATGACCGTCATCATCACTGTAAAAATCAGTCATTGCATCTTCAATTGTCGATCCTTGGCCACTATGATGCTGGTTGTTACGGTCAATAACTAGAAACATTTGAGTTTCTGTATTAAGTTGAATACGATATTTCATCATGATATCCTCCACATTCTAGTTCCGAATGTAAGGTAGCGAACAATTTGAATTTATCATATTTTGATAAAAAAGCAAGTGAGATGCTTCGCAATATATAAAATAGTTACCTCATTGGGAGAGAGGTAACTATAAAAAATGTGAGGCGTTAAAATGATAAATTATGTGTAAACCTTTTTAAGGTTCATTTTTAGCATAATCCATAACCACAATTGTTCAAGATATATGCTTATAAAGCAAAAAGGGGTTTATTAGCTATCTTTGTTGTTTAGACGCTTTTGCGAAGATTTGTTACCTTGTAAAAATTCATGTCGATCTAAAATCAAATTGAATAGGTCATCTAAATCGTCTCTAGTGGCCCAATGCTTGATAAAGTTGTGCGTGACGGTTCGATTGTTAATGTACTCTTTGCGCTGTTCATTAGCATCCTCCCAATTTTCAAAAGCTTTTTCTTGGGATTCAGTTAATTTTGTCATGCTTTCACCTCGTATCACTATAATAATACAAGAATTTCTGTAAATGTACTTAAATCTCAAAAAGTGGTCCAGCAAGTATGAATGATAATTTTAAACGTAGGTAAAACATCTAAATGATAGGACTTTTAATCACTGTGCATCTTTGTGGAAATCATCACGAGGCCGCGTTATATTGAAAAGTAAGGAGGGGATCTTATGGTAAAGACGAAAAAAAATAATGTCTTCCGTTACTTATTAGTTATAATTGGGATGATGGTTGCGCTTTTAGGATTTGGGGCAGTTCAAGCGTCGGCCCATGGATTTGTGACCAATCCGGGTGGCCGAGCTTATTTGGGAAGTACCTGGTATCCAGGTGGTCCATTAAATACAAATATCGGATCAGTTATGTATGAACCACAAAGTATTGAAGCACCTAAAAATACATTTATAGATGGTAAAATTGCAAGCGCTGGCATTTCAAAATTTTCGCAATTAGACGAACAAACTGCTAATAGATGGTATAAAACACCGGTTAAAGCTGGAAACCTTGATGTTACTTGGCGGTTGACTGCTCGTCATAAAACGAGTACTTGGGATTATTATATTACAAAGCCTGGTTGGAATCCGAACGCGCCACTTAAGTTTAGTGATTTCAAGAAAATTGCTAGCTATAATGATAACGGTGCAATGCCTAGTGAATTCATGACACATCAGGTCAATATTCCATCGAATGAAAAGGGTTATCAAGTACTATTGAGCGTTTGGAATATAGCAGATACTCGTAATGCATTTTACCAAGTTTCAGATATCAATGTTCAATAGATTACTGCCCGATAACTCCAAACAGAACAACCTGAGTCTGTACACGTTGACTAGTCAGAATAACAAGTCAATCTACAGTACAATCTATCCAGGCAACCGGCTACAAATTAATTAACTATATGCTTAACATTTCGGCAAAAGGGTGTTATAACATAGGCTTTTAGAGGTCGTATGAGATCTCAACTAAACTAACAAGCGTTTCATTGCCGGTGGCGTGTCAACGGTCCGTGCTAGGACAAGAAACTATTTAGGTTAATTATTAAATAATAGCTGCTGGCAAAAGAAGCCCCACAGCAACCTTAATTGGCTGGTGTGGGGCTTCTTTTGTTATTCTAAATCGTTTTCAGTAATTAATTGATTCAGGTAGATTGTAAAATTAATCCTAACAAAGTTCGAACCAAAAAAGATCAGTGTCCCTTAAAATAGCGTTTACCATAAACCCATTTTTAAGGAGCTGATTTTTTGTCTAGCATAACCACCTATTTGGATAATTTGGCAAAGAATTCGGATTAAATTTGCAATCTATCATTTAACTTTGAAATATTGGACAAAATAGATTAAAGGGAATAGAATTAACACGAACGTACGTTCTTTGGTGGCAGACGTGTCACTAAAAATATAAAAGGTGATTTTAAAATGGCAGATGAAGCCGTATTAAAGGTTCAAAAATGGTTAAATTCAACATATGGTAATGTCGAAGGGTTTAAAAAGGCACCAGAAAATGGACAGACTGGCTGGGCAACTATTTATAGTTTGCGTGAAGGATTGCAATACGAATTAAAAGTTTCGCCACTTGGTGAGGGGTTTGGTAATGCCACCCGGAAGGCGGTAGATGGCTTCGTTGCAAATTTGAAGCTTAATTATAAAGGTAATGTTGCCAAGCTAATTCAAGGAGCCTTTTGGTGCAAAGGAATTTCACCAAATGATTTTTCAACTGTTTATTCGGCTGATACGATAGCAGCAGTTAAGAAATTACAAAGTGATGCTGGTATCACTGCCAATGGTACAATGACAACTAACTTGATGGCTGCATTATTTGATATGAGTGCTTTTGTATTAGTCCAAAATGGAGATGCTAAAATTCGGGCAATGCAGCAATGGTTAAATGCCAATTATGAGAGTTATATTGGTATTAGACCTTGTGATGGAATCTATCAGCGCGACACAAATGAGGCACTAATCTATGCTCTCCAGGCTATCGAAGGTATGTCACCCAGTGAGGCCAATGGTTATTACGGTAATCAAACTATTGCTTTGACGCCCACTGTCAAGGTCGGCGAGCATGGTAATATCGTTAAACTAATTCAGTATGGGCTTTATGTGAATAACTACTATCAGTCTGGAGCCTTTGATGGGTATTTCAGCACTACTGTTGCAAATGAGATTGTGGCTTTTAGGAAGTTTATGATTTTACCCGATGGCTCATTAAGTAGTGCCTCGACTTATTCAGGCGTAGCTGATTTGCGAGTGATTAAAGGACTTCTAACTAGTAATGGTGATACCGGTCGAGATTCTAATACCTTTGATTGCGCAACCCAACTGACAGATACTAGTATGATTCAACGGCTGTACCAAGCTGGTTTTTCAATCGTTGGCCGTTACTTAACGGGATCTGTCGGAACGGGTAGTGCCAAAAAAGCCAAGAACTTGACATCTGATGAAATTAGTAAATTAACTGCTGCGGGTTTTTCGATTTTTCCTATCTATGAGGACGGTGGGTATGAAGTTAGTTATTTCACTGAATCACAAGGAACTAAAGACGCATACCTAGCAGCATATGCGGCTCGTGCGCTCGGCTTTCCAGACGGTACCGTGATCTACTTTGCAGCGGACTTAGATTTACAGGATGGAGACATCGAGGGTACGGTTATTGCGTACTTGCAAGCCGTACGAGCATCACTAACTGACTTAGGCTATAAAACTGGGTTATATGGGACACGGAATGTTTGCCTACATGCGGCAGAAAGTATGGGAATTTCGAATTTCTTTGTGGCTAATATGTCTTATGGATGGAGCGGTAACCTCGGGTTTCCAATGCCCAAGAATTGGTGCTTCGATCAATTTGTAGAGTATACTACTGGTTCTGGTGTTGACATTGACCAAGATGCATCATCTGGTTGTGATAGTGGGACTAAAAAATTTAAAAGTACAGGTGGTGTCACCGCTGATGAAGCGCTTAAATATATTTTAGGGAATACGAACCTGCAAATTGGTGGGAAATACGTTCAAACTATTGGGCCGTTTAAGGTTACCTGGCTTGCTACTAATGAAGTAGCTGATAAATCAAGTTCAAACATTGTGACTATTTCAAATAACGAATTACCGGAAGCTGATCTAACAGCTATTCTAGAAACAAAGTATAAACTTCCAGATTGGATTGGGCATTTAACTGTTGATGGTATTGGAAAATGGGGGATTTCAGAGAAAATAAAGAAAGGAAATTTTGAGTTAGAAATTGGTGATAGTAAGGACGGTGAGTTTAGTTTTAAGTTGAAATATTATGTCTATCAAGTTGAAAAAGGCTCATTAAGCGAGACCTTAACAATTGAAATTGATGTTACTTTCAACAAGAGCGACTTCGATAACTGGCCTACCTACGACCCTGCTGAATCATTTGGGATAACATTAGCCGCTACCCTTTCAGTAGCTGTAATTATTTCAATGGCGCCTGCAATTGCTGGTTCAGCGTCTGCTGCGGGTGTTGTCGCAGCATTTGTAGCACTTGCCACAAAATTTTTAACGAATAATAAAGGATAAGATAAAAAATTTAGATAAAAAAGAACAAGGTGAGAAACCAAAATTAGTTTCTCACCTTGTTCTTTGAGCACTCAGATTCCTGTACCAAACCATCCTATAACCAACGACAGTAACAATAAAGAGTAAGATTGTAAATGGTACTTAAATAAGGCTTTGTGATCTTGTTCGTTTGGTAGTAGGAAAGCTTGTTTTTCAATAGGCTGCTCATGCCAAATAGGTTGTTGTTTCCAAAAATGATATAGCTGTTGGGGAAGTGCTATTGCAGGTGGAATTGCCATTATAAAGCCAATGATTGCTGGTCGGATTTGGATGATACTATTTCCGAAAGCAACTATGTACCAGAGCCACATGAGCGAACCATAAAAGCAACCTCTAGCAACTGTAAACTCTAGCCAGAAGAGTAGTTCGTTTTTTAGGGAGCTTCTACGATACGTTTGAAGGACTTTTTTCTTGATCTGTTTCATCTTTTGACGGGAATTGCTTTTTTTTAGAAAGAGGCCCCAAAAATATAACTCGTCTGATCTTGTATAGTCCATAATTTTTTTTCGAATCTTACCAAGAAATATGAGTAAAACAAGCTCAACTAATAAGATCAATAATGGTAACATCAATTTTGGGCCTCCTTAAAAAGGTACACTTATCCAGTCGCTGGTAGTTACTTATCGTGAATGTTAGAGTTATACTATTGCTGATTTTAACCACCGAAATTTTAATAGTTAATTCAGTTGGCGACAACGTGGTATTTATTAATTTGGGCCACAATAGCCGACTACATCTATAAATGACATGGTATCATACTATTTATAGATGTAGGTTGCTAATGAATCTTTTAATCGATGGTTATGTTGGTTTTTCTCAAACAGTCCAACTTTAACCATGTAACAATTAATGAGATCATAGCAGCACTTGAACCTATTAATCAACGGCCATTGAAAACTATCGGACTTATTCGGATTAATTTTACAATCTGCCTATTGAAAAAAAGAATATTCAAAAAATTATTCATTCTTTCCAACCTTCACTTTACTTAGTGAATTATCAGGTGTTTTACTGTAAACTATTAATTTCTCCATTAAATCAATGTATAATGTGTAGCTATTTGTTATTTTCTTTAATTTTTTCATGTAAAAACTTATGACGATCAGAAATTAGGCTAAGAAACTTTGCGAGGTCATCATCGGTAGGTAGTTGCTTAATAAAGTTACGTGCTACTGACCGCTTGTTAATATATTGTTTTTATCGTCCTATTTTTTATTGGCCCGTATTTGAGATTCAGTTAATTTAGACATGATATTTTCTCATTACTTATTTAATCAGATTGATCACTTGTAAAATAATTAGAATTACTAGTAATGCAGTAATTATTTTTAATTGTTTATCGTTTATAATATTGCACGCATACGCGTGTACGATCAATCTTTAATTTAAATTATTTTGTTACAAAAAAATGCTCACGCAGGTTAGACGTGAGCATAGGTAGGTAGTTCTCGGGTAGTAGAAAATCAAGAAAAAAGAGAAATTTAGGTCGGGTGGGCCCGACATCTATCAGTTACGCAAGTTGACTCGTATTTCATTTTATTATTTGGTGAAGTTTTTGGTGAAGACTGTGGTGAAGAAATCATGTTGAAATAGAAAAACAATCAATCCAAAATTGTAAAAAGAGCCTGTTTAGGGTGCCTTGTAAAGGCAGTAAAACCTAGTAATAGAAAAAGGCTAGATGGTCACCATTATTTCGGAGCGGGGTACGCAGCCGATTGTGAATACTTCGGAAGTTAAGTAGGAACGTTGATATAACAACATCTATAAGATAATAACAATCAAGGCGAGCCTTATTTTTTAAGGCTTGCCTTTTTTTCCGTAACGAGTGCCGTAATGTTTTGGCAATCTTTTTGTTAAAAACGATGAATTTCAGTAAATTTAGTTTAAAAATGTATTCAGTTTTTTTACTGCGTCTTCCTTAATTTTTGGCGTGATTTCCGCGTACAATTTGGTGGTCTCTGAATCAACGTGTCCCATTAAGTCTTGAATGTCGTTAATATCTACGCCAGCTTCGCGTAATCGTACACCATAAGTGTGACGACACCCATGAACGTTTAAACGAGGAATACCCGCACGATCACAGATTCTGGGCATGGCAACTTGTGCAGAAGTAATGGCCAGAGGGTAACCGTGAAACTTTCCCGTGGGCTTGATAAAGATGAAGTCATTCAAGTCAATATCAGACCGATTGAGCTTAATTATTTCATTTGGATGAGTTTGTTTAAATAGATCCGGTAGTGCATCATAGGCGCAATCTGTTAAAGGAATCTTCCGAATACTTTTTGTCGTTTTGGGCGTGTCTAGCATCGTATCTTTTAATCCAATGTCATTTACCTTAACTTCAGAGTTATAAATGCGAATGGTGTCGATACTGATTATGCAATGCTTGAAGTCTACTCGTGACCATCTAAGAGCCAGATCTTCTCCAACTCGTAAGCCACAGTCGAACATGAGTAGGAAAAAGGGGTACCACAATGATAGATGTTCCAACTGAGCGGCCTATAAAAATTTGTCGGTTTGTTCCTTAGTGAAATAGCGCATTTTTCTAACCTCGTGACGATACTTGCGATTGAATTCTACATGTCGAGTAGGGTTAACTTTGATGTAATCTAAGCGTACAGCTTTCTCTAGGGCGTTTGAGAGCGTCTGATTGATGGACTGGACTGTGTTCCAACCATATCCATGTTTAGAACGTCCAGCTCCTTCTTCCATGAAAAGGTTATTGATAAATTTCTGATGAACATTAAACGAATAATCTTTAAGCTGGTAATCACCAATTCGGGGATTGATGTAGAATCTGATATTCCGACGATGGATTTGAATGGTATCCACCTTTACATTTACTTTTAAGTTATCGATCCAGTACATCAGATACTCGCCCAGTGTCATGTTGGCCTTGCTATTCGATAATCGGTTGTTAGCCACAGCTTCGGCCTCAATTAGCTTAGCAGCATCTTGGGCTGCTCGCTTGGTTTAAATCCTTGCCGGTGTACTGGTTTTTGCTTACCGGTTCCAGTATCCATGCCTTGATAAGCCATAAATTGCCAACGCTTTTTACTACCAAAATCTGTTGTGTATTCAGGAACGAATTAAATAGGATCAAAGACATTGTAATTTAGAGCGGCAAAGAATGGCATTACTATCGCATTTTTGGAGGCTTCTTCAGTTTTCAACATTTCATGCTGTCGCCTTTTTTGACAAACTATTTATTTTGCTTTCAACTTCACTGAAAAAAAGAAAATTTTGAGTTAGAAATTGGTGATATCAAGAACGGTGAGTTTAACTTTAAGTTGAAATATTATGTCTATCAAGTCGAAAAAGGCTCATTAAGTGAGACCATAACAATTGAAATTAATGTTACTTTCAATAAAAGCGACTTTGAAAACTGGCCTACCTACGATCCTGCAGAATCACTTGAGAAAACAGTAAGAGCTATGTTTGTGATGGCCGCAGTTATTTCAATCGGAGTTGTAGTTGCTAGTTCATCGCCTGTTACGGGTGTTGCCGCAACATTTTTAGCGCTTGCTACAAATTTCTTAACAAATAATAAAGTATAGGTTAAAGAAAAATTTAGATGAAAAATGAACAAGATGAGAAACCAAAATTAGTTTCTCACCTTGTCTTTTTTAACGCTCAGATTCCTATACTAGAAATCCTATAATTGCCATTACGAACAATGCGGAATAGGATTTCAAATGGTACCTAACTAAATCTTTGTGGTCCTGTTCGTTTGGTAGTAGAAAAGCTTGTTTTTCAATGGGATGCTCATGCCAAATAGGTTGTTGTCTCCAAAAATCATACAGTTGTTGGGGAAGTGCTATTGCAGGTGGAATTGCCATTATAAAGCCTATAATGGCTGGCCAGAATGGGGTTCTGCTATTTCCGAAAGCAATTACGTAAAAGCTCCATATAAGTGAACCATAAAAACAACATTTAGCAACTGTAAATTCTAACCAGAAGAGTAGTTCGTTTTTTAGGGAACTTCTACGATACGTTTGAAGAACTTTTTTCTTGAGCTGCCTAATTTTGCGACGGGAGTCGTTCTTTCTTAGAAAAAGTCCCCAAAAATATAGCTCGTCCGATCTGGTATAGTTCATAATTCTTTTTTGAATCTTAATGACATATATGAGTAAGATAAACTCAACTAACACTGCCAATCCCAATAATAGCAAATTTCTCCCTCCTTAAAGAGCTACTCTTATCTCATCTCTGATAGTGACTTATCATGAGTGTTAGAGATATACTATCGCTGATTTTAGACGCTGAAACCTTAACAGTTAAGCCAACGTGGTGTTTATTGTATTCGGCCACGATAACTGCCTACATGTATAAATGACATGGTATCATGCCATTTATGTATGTAGGTTGCTAATGACTCTTTTAATTGATGGTTATGTTGGTTTTCTCAAAGAGGCCAACTTTAACTAGGTAACAATTAATGAGATCATAGCAGCACTTGAACCTATTAATCAAGAACCATTAATTTCTCCATTTAATCAATGTGTAGCTATTTGTTGTTATCTTTAATTTTTTTTATGTAAAAAATTATGTCTATCCGAGATAAACGTAAGTAATTCTGTCAGATCATCATCAGTAGCATAGTCTCGAATGAAGCCTTTAGCCGTAGAACGTTTGACAATGTATTTTTTTCTTTCCTTATTTTTCTCGTCCCATTTTTTATTAGCCTTAATGCGTGCCTCACTTAGTTTTTCACCCAT